CAATGGTATTAACAAGTGGTTAGCTGATAATGGTAAAGACTATCGTTTTAAACTTAAAACAGATAACCTAGCAGACATCTATAAAGACTATGCTCTGTCTGTTGAAAAAGCTATAGAGAATAAAAATCTAATAGAAAATATTAAACAAATTAGAAATGAAAATGGTGAGTCTTTAATTAAACCTATTGCAGCAGGTGAAAATTTGCCCTATGGTTGGGAAACTATGAACAACTCTGAATTAGCTGGATATGCTATTCACCAAGATTTAGTACCACACCTTAAATTTGTATTTGATTCAGGTCCTGGTGATTTGATGAAAGCATTAGGAGGCATATCCAATTTTGTTAAACGCTTAAACGTTGTTGGTTCTTTCTTCCATGCTAAGTCTTTAATGGAAGTTCAGTCTAGTGCTAACATACCTATTTGGTCCCCTATTAAAGAGTCTATTGTTCTTCCTTTAGTAGAAAAGGGTGTTAAAGCTGTTACTGGTAAAGACATACAACTATCTGCTATTACTAAAGCTGTAGAACAATTTAGAAAAGGTGGTGTAGGCACTAGTGTTGACAAGTGGATTAGAGAAGATGGTCTTCAATTAGGTGTTCCTGAAGATGTGTCTAAAGGTATCTTACTTGCTACAGGTAAACTTACTGATACTTTAATTGGTAAATTTGGACCTAAAACTAGAATCCTAGAAAAATCTCTCAGTACTGTTGAGAAATATACTCTAGGGTACTTTGATAAGTACACTTGGGATTACTTGCACACTGGTATTAAATTATCAACTGCTGAAGCTTATTTAGATAAAGCTCGTATACAAGCCTCTAAAGAAGGTAAACCTTTTGATGAAGCAGTACACCGTAAAGAAATAGCTAAGTTCTTAAATGAAGCTACTGGTGGTCTTAATTGGTATCAAGCTGCTTTAGATTCTAGAACAGAGTTTGGTAAACGTGTTGCTTTAGCTGCTTATAGCCCTGAAGGTCGTAGAGCATTACAAATAGCTTTGTTTGCTCCAGACTGGACTGTATCTACTGTTAGAGCTTTTAGTTCTGCTTTGCCTAAAGATCTTAACCCAACTACATGGCATCCAGTAGAAGGTATTAAAGGTTTAGCAGTTCCTACAACTAAAGGAGACTATGCTAGGTTGTATCAATTTAAAACAGCATTGACATATTTTACTTTGTTAAATGCAATTAACATGATGACAGCCAATAGACCTATATGGGAAAACAAAGATCCTAGTCGCATAGAATTTCCAGATGGTACGTCTATGCAAGCTATGAAACACGCTATGGAACCTTATCATTGGATTTCTGATCCAGATAAAACTCTTTCTAATAAACTAGGCTTTATTCCTAAAGCACTTGTTGTTGGTATAGGTGGTTTAGAGTATGCTAGTCCTAATGCTCCTAAACTTGTTGATAGAAGTGGTGTAGGTAGATTAGGGGCTGTTATTAAAACAATGGCTCCTTTCCAAGCTCAAGCTGCTGACAGTGCTCCTAAAGGTGAAGGTGTTAAACGTGCGTTACTAGGAACAGCAGGATTTCCTATTTATGGTGCTGATGCTGATACTAGAAAAGCTCAACGTGCTGAACGTGAACTTGCTACTAAAGAACAAGCTTGGAACTATAGAGACAAAGAAATTAAAGCTGGTCGTATGGATTGGACTCCTAAACACGACAAAGAAAAAGAACGGTTAGATAAACGTAGAGAAAAACTTGAACAAAGTAAATAATTATGAAACTTCTAATCATTGATCAATTTGATTGTGGATTTGCTATGGACTTGGCTATCAAGTCTGCTGCCTATGGTCACGATGTTCGTGTCTATATGCGTAACAACTTTGATGGTACTCGCTGTGAGAACGGTGATGGTATGGATTGCTTTAAGAAAGTACCTGATTGGGAGCCTAGTATGGACTGGGCTGACCTTATATTTGTTACTGATAACAGTAGGTATATCCAAAAAATAGAGTCTTACAGACGTAAAGGCTACCCTATTTATGGTTGCAATGTAGAAGGTGCTAGGTGGGAACAAGATAGAGAATACGGTTCAGCTATCTTTGAAAGAGCTGGTATTGCAACTATCCCAATGCAAAAGTTTAAGAAATACGATGATGCTATAGCTTTAGTCTTAGCCAATAAAGAAAAGAGGTATGTATCTAAACCAGTTGGTGATGGAGATAAAGCTCTTAGCTATTGTTCTAAAGACTGGAGAGATATGGTCTTTATGCTTAACAAATGGAAGAAGAGTAACGCCTATGATGGTGAGTTTGTTCTCCAAGAGTTTCACAAAGGCTGTGAAATGGCTGTTGGTGGTTGGTTTGGTCTAGGTGGATTCTCTAAGCATATTCTTGAGAACTGGGAGTTTAAAAAGCTTATGTCTGGGGATCATGGTCCTGCTACTGGTGAGCAAGGTACTGTGATGAGGTATACCCAAAAGAGTTTGTTAGCTGAAAAGGTATTATTGCCATTAGAAGGTTTTCTTCATGGTATAGGTTATAGTGGCTATATAGATGTTAATTGTATTATTGATGATAAGGGTAATCCCTGGCCTCTAGAGTTTACTACTCGTCCTGGGTGGCCTCTATTCCAGATCCAACAAGCTCTTCATCTTGGTGATCCTGTTGAGTGGATGCTTGATTCTCTTAATGGTAAAGATACTCTTAAAGTTAAAGATGGCATTGCTTGTGGTGTTGTTGTATCTCAACCAGACTATCCTTACAACAACGTTAAGAAGAAAGAGAATACAGGTTACCCTATCTTTGATTTAACAATGGAGGATGCTACTAGTAACATCCATTTGTCAGAAGTTAAGATGGGATTTGGACCAGGTAAAGATGGTAGAAACACTGAGCCTTGTATAGTTACAGCAGGTAGCTATGTGATGACTGTTTCAGGAGTAGGTAAAACTGTTCATGATGCTAAGTGTGCTGCTTATGATACTTACAAAAAGAAAGTCTGTATGATTAACTCTCCTATGGTTAGAGATGATATAGGTGAGAAACTAGAAGAAATGCTTCCATTGCTTCAAAAGAATGGTTACTGTAAAGACGTTAAATACAAATAAGCATTATGGCTACTAATGTCAATATTCCAATTCCACAGAATCCTATAGGGGAGAATTACCCCTGGAGAGATTGGTTTCAAAAGCTTAGTAACAAAGTGTATGGTTCTTTAGCAAGCCAAAACTCAAATGGAGTTACTATAACGGGTGGAACTATAGACAATACGGCTATAGGTTCTACTACTCCTTCTACTGGTAGCTTTACAAGTTTAACACTAAGTGCCCCATTAAAAATAGCTTATGGTGGTACTAATGGTTTTGCTGTACCTACTGCTGGTGCTGTAGCTTATGGTAATGGTGGTGCTTATGCTTTTACTGCTGTAGGTACTACTGGTCAATTCCTAACTTCAAATGGAGGTGCTGCTCCTACATGGACAACTATAACGTTTCAAAGTACGGCTGCTCCTGTTACTGTTATTACAGCTACTTACACTGTAGGAACTACTGATTTATGGATCATTAATAATTACGCTACTGGTACTACAACACTTACTCTTCCAGCAGCTTCTAGTTATTCAGGTAGAGTTTTGTATATACAAAACTATAAAACTAACACTGTTGTGTCTTCTGGCAGCAATGTTATTCCCCTTGTAGGAGGTAGTGCTAGTGCTGCTATTCTTAATGCTATTGCTGGTGATACAGCTACTTTGGTTTCTAATGGTACAAGCTGGGTAATGACTCAATATGTTCCCAATAACATTTTATTACTAGGATAATCTCATGTGGACCCTTTTACTCTTATTGCTGCTGCTAATTTTGCTTTCAAAGGCATTAAAGACCTCTGTAGTATGTACCAAGAAGGAAAAGCAGTCATTAAAGATATTCAAAAGACTGCAAAGGAGGTTCAAGCAATTGGTAGTGAAGTTAAAGGAATATTTGGGTGGATTAGTAGTTTATTTTCGTCAAATAAACCCAATGAAGTGGTTCAAGAAACCAAAGAAATAACTCCTAAGAAAAAACAAAAACAAGAACCTATTACCAAAGCCGAACTGTATCAACAGTTTGCTAAGAATTTAACTGCTTTTTTTAAAGCATATAACGAATTAAAGTCTTATGTTATTCAAGAAGAAGAAAAGTCTAAAAACGAATATGATCCAACAGGATCTGTAGCTGAAAAGGCAATTCAAAGGGTTTTAGCAATGAGTCAAATGGAAGCCATGTCTGTAGAATTAAGAGAATATATGATTTATCACGTACCTGAAGATCTTCGGGATGAGTTAGGTGCTTTGTATTCTAAAATTAACAGTATGTTGGGGACTATTGCTAACGAACAAGAAATGGCTAGAAAAAACATGCTACGTAAAAAAGGTCAAGAAGCATGGAAACAAAAACAATTGGAAGACAAAGTCTGGTTTAGAACGGCTTCTACAATAGCAGTATTATTTGTAGCAACATATTTTGTGGGTTTAATGTGGGCAATAAATCGGATGACACATGGGGGTATGTAGTTGCTATTATTTGTTTAGCAATTATTTTTGTTATTGCTCTTCCAGTATTAGGTTTTATGTACATGGATATGAGGACAGAACGAATAATAATGGAATCTAATGTTCGTAAAATTGAGAAACTTAAAAAAGAATTTGAACTAGAAAAAGAAAGAAAGAATGAAAAAGAATGAAATATTTAGTTTTACTTTTGTTGTTGGTTAGTTGTGAAGATAGGTATAGGTATCCTTGTCAAGATCCCAATAATTTTAATAATGTTGAATGTCAAAAACCTATTTGTGAGTTTACTCAAACTTGTCCTGAATATCTTGTAGCACCTATATTGGAGAAAAAGATTGCAGTTGAACAAAAACAAACATCTAAGTGCAGATGAAATAGAGATCCGTATATGGGCTTTTGTTGTTACTATGGTTACTTTTATTTTATTTTTTATAGTAGTTTCCCTAATATACAGGACTACTTTTGTTGTTCAACCTCTTAAGTCTATATCTCCCATGGATCAAGCAGACCAAAAAATGCTTAATGATATAGTGTTGCTTATTGTTGGTGGTATTGGTGGGATTATGACTAGAAAAGGTGTTAAAGCTGCTTCTGATATGATTGCTGCTGCCACTCCTTTATCTATGCCCAGTGTTCCTAATAACAAATTTGGTTCTACTTTTGGTGGATTTCAACAACAACCTTTTGTTAAAAATAACGATATAGTAGAGCCTATTAGCAAACCATCTCCTTTTAGTAGTCCTAACGAAAGACCTCCATTATGAATTATGCAATAGTTTTTTTACTAGCTACCACTTTAATTGGTGGAGTTTATGAATATGGTCACCACCAAGGATATGAAGAAGAGCGTTTAAACGTTCAAAGTGCTATTGACGAAGCCAACGCATCTGCTAGGATGACAGAAGAAAAACTCAACGGAAAAATTGCAGATTTATCAACTCAACTCTCAAAGGCACAAGATGATGCTAAGAAACAGAATGCTAAACGTGATAGTGATATTGCTACTGGTAAGTTGCAGCTCTACATCAAAACTAAAACCCCAGTATGTCCCTCCACAAATGCCCCCTCTACCAGCGGATCTGACACCTCAACCGCCCAACTTGACCCAACGTTTGCTCAATCTATTGTCTCCATCACAGATGACGGGGACCAAGCCATCCGTAAACTCAACGCCTGTATCGCAACCTATAACCAAGTAAAGGAACTTATAAATGGAAGCCCAACAACTCGCTAATGCTGCTAATATTGATTTAGAACATGCTGAACATCTAATAGATGGAATTAATTCTGCTATACAACAAGCAGATTTGTCTACTCCAGAACGTTTAGCAGCTTTTATAGCTCAATGTGCTCATGAATCTGGTGGTTTTAAATTCTTAGAAGAAAACCTTAACTACAAAGCTGAGTCTCTTTGTAAAGTTTGGCCTAGCCATTTTAATAGTGAGATAGCTAATGAGTACGCCCATAATCCAGAAAAGATAGCTTCTAGAGCTTATGCTAATCGTATGGGTAATGGAGATGAAGAATCTAAAGACGGTTGGATGTATAGAGGAAGAGGTTTCTTACAAACAACAGGTAAAAAAGGTTATGAAGAGCTATCAGATGCTACTCAAATTGATTTTGTAAGTAATCCTGATGCTGTTGCTACACCCGAAGGTGCTTGTGTTTCTGCTGCTGTATATTGGGAAAAACACAGTCTTAATAGGTTTGTAGACAGCAACGAGTTTGTGGGATTAACTAAAGCTATTAATGGTGGAACCATAGGTCTTGATGACCGTATGGCTCGCTATAACCACGCACTATCTGTACTTTCCTAAGTTTTTTATTAACAATTTTTTAGGTTGAGGGGATACACCTAGCTGTATCTCCTCTGATCTTATTTGCCTATTAAGATAGTTTCTTAACCAATCATGTCCCCCTATGTCGTAGTACATTTGTCTTTGTTTTTTACTTAGACGTATAGTTACAAAGACTCCATCTGTTATTTCAGAGATCTTTCTTGGCATCTCTAGCCTCCAGCATTGCATCGGCTATTGTGTAACAGTCTTTAGCTACAAGGTTTTTCCAATTATCATCCCACCCATGTATTTGAGCTTGGTTGCAATACGCTGTGTACATAGAGTTTAAAGCAAGTCCTGCAAACCAATCTCTAAGCTCCATACCCCCATGTTCTTGTCTACCTATCATTGTTCCTTTTTCAGGACTGTATAGTGGTGTTGTACTTGGAAATGCTTTCATTCTTCAATCCTCCATTCAATCAATTTATACTTCCACACCCCTGGCATTTTGGTATTCAACTCGTCCATTCGATTTTGCGCTTTGATATGTAAATGCCCAAACGGGGTTTCATCCCACAGCGGTAGATTTTTACAAGAAATCTTATCTTCAAACACTAGACCAGTTTCTAAATTAGTCTTTTTAAACCATAGTTGAGGTCTATTCATTTATAACTCCTAGTAAATAAGCAACAAAACAGAATACAGCTGTAATCCATACAGACGCTAAACCTAAGATTGCTACTAGTAACAAATAATCTAAGACTTCATTCAATGTTTTTCTCCTTGAGTTTAGCTTGTATAAACAACAAATGTCTTTCAAATTCTGGTCTATTTAAAGGTGAGTTCATGTTTACCCACATTTCAAGTGCCTCTTTAATTGTTAGGTTACGATAAGCTTTCCATCTAGGAGATTCTTCTAGTGTTTTTGTTTTTAAATAATCAATAGCCTCTTGTATTTCTTTCCATCTGTGAGTGCTGCTTTTATCTAAAAAAGTTTGTATTGTTTGTAGTGCTTGTTCTTTAGTCATGTGTTCTTCTCCTTTAAATAATTTTCAGCACACTTAACGCAGTACAGCGCATGATTACCATTAACTCCGCACTCTGCACACCCAACTTTTATTTGTGGTGCGGTGTAAAGTGGTTCACCTTGAACTCTAGTCTGCCAATCACTACCACTTCCTGAATCAATGTATTGATACCCATATCCATCAAAATCGTATCGAATTGCTACAGGTTCATTGTTCATTTCTCTTGTGCCTTTCTCACAACGAACAAGACCACTATCTTTAATAGGTATTTTTACAAAAGATATAACTTCATCCGTGTCGCTATCAAATACCCTAGACTGAATGCTTTTTATACCAACGGACAACGAATGTTTTATTTGCTCTGATTTCATGTTCTTCTCCTTTAATGCTTTTTCTATGTATTCACGCAGTTCGTCAATCTCTTCGTGTAAGCGTTGCTGAATCATTGAATTAGTAATCATCCCGCTTTGATGGTCAGGGTGTTCTTCACAACGTTCGCTAAAAAATTTTATGTCTTCGTATTTCATGTGTTCTTATCCTTGAGTTTAGATTCAATCTCATGGGCAAAGTCACCTACATGACCGCCATAAATGATTCTCTATTTATTGCTTAATTGTTCTATCTCCTTATCCGTCAGTCCTACCCATGTGCGTTGTGACTGCATGGACAGTTTGATATTCGCAACTCTTAATTTGGCTACCAAGTCGTATGCCTGCTCTTCCAGTCGATTGCATCGCTCACAGTCCACAGGTCGTTCTGTGCGCTGTGGTGGAGTGGTGTAGAGAGGCGCAATCTTTTTCAAGCGTGGATTGCCCTTCTCAAAACCCCATCCAAGTTGCTGCGCATCAATGCACATAGTTCGCCCTGTTTCATCATGTTGGAACATCCACGCCACAGGCTCTTGCTCTGGCTTTGGTCGATTTTTGTATCTACACTCTCGGTTCTCAACAATAGACAACGCCAACTCCAATCCGTTATAAAGACCAAGCATGTAGTCATCTATGTCCCAGCAACCGTCACGGCCTTGGATAGCATGTACCTCACGCAGTTGCTTTAATGCTTCTGTTTGTGTCATGTCTTACTCCTTAATGCCGTGGGCGGCTTCTATGGCTAGTCCGTAAGCGTTGACCCTATCTTTTAGAGTTGGCTTATCTCCGACACTGCTCCACAGCCTTTGCTTTTGACTCAGCGTCAGCGGCTTGCGCTGTGGTGGAGTGGTGTAGAGGGGAACCCAGTCATCTCCATACGCAGGCTTGTCTGATGTCCAATGAATCATTCTTGCTGGCCCTGCTGAAATCCAAGCCATAGGCTCTTGCTCTTGTGCCAAGGCTTCTTTGATGGCGGTGATTGCTTTGTCTTTGAGAAAAACCATGTGCCCGTCTACATCCGCAACCATTTCAAGAGGGTCAGCCTCCAACGCCTCAAGCGCCATCTTTAATACTTCGTCTTTAGTCATGCTTGTCCCCTTGCTCTGATTTTGTCTGCAATGATTTCAGAATAATTGCGCTCCAAGCCAATGGCATATTCTTCACACACCTTTGCACACGCCTCACGCTCTGCCATCCGTCCAACCTCAACCCCTTCTTGGTACGACATGAAACTGCTTGGGTCAGTGTTTAATAACGTGTGTTTTGCTACCAATTTGGCAAAGCGTTCAAGGTATTTGTATTGGCTAAATTCAAAGGTATGTTCATCATCTCTAACGCCAGCTTGTCTAGCCATCTCTATGATTTCTTCTTTAGTCATACCATGCCCTCCTAATTAAAGTTCTAATCCAATCTTGATCTGGATTGTGGTAATCAAACCAAGGGTCATATCTACAGCCTATAACTATTCCTGTTTTAGTGGTAATCATATGTGCCTCATAATAAAGTTAGTCCAATGCTCTGTGTTAGCGTATATACAAGCGTCTAAACCATTCTTAGCAGCCCAATCTAAATAAGTAGTTGTACTTTTTTTAGAAAGTTTTTGGTTACGTTGTAAAACATAAAGTATAGTAATGTCAGGGTGTTGTTCTTTTATAAACACTGCTTTCTTTCTATCAGCTCCTGTCCACAATCCTTTAGTTTCTATGTAAACGTTACTAGTAACAGTAAAGTCAGGTGTGTAAGTATGGTTACTAGCGGGTATGACATATTTAATTTTATTTGCTTCATAAGGTAGATCCCAACCTTTTAACTTACAAGCTTCTTGAAACTTGTTTTCTAATCCACTTTTGTAAACATTTGGATTATGTTTTATTGGTCTTCTGCTCATAGTATTCCAGTCTTGTGTTGGCCTTCAGCAACCAATATTTTTTTAATGATGTCTTCATCATCTTTAAATATTTTGTCAGCTTTGTTTTTGTGTTCTATCCATTCAAACAACATTAACCATGAGGTACTTTCGTCACCCACTTTCCAACATTTAATAGCCCACTGCATATAACTTATTTGCAGTACTTTTTGAGTGTGAAATTCTATTAGGTTATTCAACATTGTTGTTTGCTCCGCTGCTGGTTGTTGCTTGCTCCGCCTGTAGCTCGCTAGTGGCGCTTGCCCCTAGACTCGCCCCTTCTTTCCCAGGTTGTTCCCAACTGTCGTTGGGTTTCTGCCATATGTAAAGT